CTAGGCATGCATACAAAAGTCCATTGGGAAATTGCAGACTTAAATATGTAGTAGCATTTGTACTCGATAAACCCGTAGGTTTCAAGATATAATTTAATTGAATTGTGTAAGTGGCATTTGGGGTGGGAGCGACCACTACCGTATCTTCATCCCAGTTACTATAGTATTTTGGAACCCCCTGAGTGCCTAGATTGTTAAATTCAGACATAAAACTAGTATCTCTGTATTGCAAAAATTCTCTATCACTAGAAGCTCCTACTCCAGCAG